CCAGCGTTGGTATTTCCTACTAATTTGGTAGGTTATTCCCTGCTCTGTTCGCTTTGCCTATTTCCTACTAATCAGGTAGAGAATTGTGCGGGGCTTGGGTAGTTGATGTATCAACTAGTTGTGTGTGTTGTGTGTGTTTGGTAATAGCCCATCCACCCTCATCCCTCTACCCTCTCACTCTCAATCATTCCCCAACCCTTCTCACGTAATCTTTACTATTCCTAGTGGTTATGTGGGGATTTGACTGGGTGTCTGCCGAGGGGGGTGTTGCTCCCCGTTTAGTTATCTCAAGAACGGTAAACTGTCATTCTCGTTATTTTACAAAGAAAACAATCGAAGGCTCGTAAGCAAAAACAGAGTCTGTCGGAGATACTCAGGCTTGGCGCACTCCATCCAAACTTGGGGCGGCGCACCTCTCATTTTTAAAGAAAAAATACTTTCAAAAATACTATCACGGAGTGTCAGGCAGATGAGCCTCAGCAGAGGCTGGTAGTTCCAAGCGGGCTGGTTACAGGTATCCCCGCCTCACCACTTTCTAATTTCTTAGAACGACTATCCAACCCGTCATGGCCACGAGGCGTGAACTGTGCTGTTAGAAGAATGTTCGCATATTTCTCTAGGTGCTCGCTCGATTCAGATATAACCCTAAGGTCATAAAAGCGTGGCCGACCCAATCCTGCTCTAACCAGGTAACTCCGGCGAGTATCTACGTCTCACATTCCGGGGCGACTTTCACGCACGAGCACTGCCAACGGTGCTGTAACCACTATACACCATTGAATCGCCGTGTCAAGCCTTTTTGGCGTAACCCTACCTACGGCAAAATGTGTTTGACAAATGCGCATGGAGTGTGTATAGTGTGTGTGTGCCAAAGTGGCACTAGGGATGAAACCCGAAATTATCTACTGTCTGCCTCGACACTTGATATCTTACAGTGCTAAGCCCCTAGCCTCCCTGGCCGGGGGCTTTGTGCTATAGTGGGGCTATGCCACTACGCAAGGGAAAATCAGACAAAACGGTTTCGGCCAACATCCGCACCGAGATAAAAGCGGGCAAGCCGCAAAAGCAAGCCGTTGCTATTGCGCTGTCTAAAGCAGGAAGGTCCAAAAAGAAATGAAGTTAAACAAGCACTTTGCGTTTACCGTGCCTAAGAGTATGGCTAACGCCACCCCCGCCGAGATTCGTGCGCTTGCCGAAAAGTTGAGCAAGGAGATGGGCGATGCTTTTAGTGGTGCCAATGAAAAAGAGTCAGAATGAGCGCCCCCATTGAAATCATCAAAAACCCTCGCCTAGAAGTCGTTGCTGACGTAGATGGTCTTCACATCACTGTCGTTGGCGAAACCTTCAATTCCGAAAACTACACGACAGTCATTACTTGGGACCGGATGATGGAGTTCGAAGAGTTCATCTTCGATGACGAAGAATGGGAATAAAGACCCTGAGCATTATCACGGCGCTGGACTCCAACCTCGAACTCATTTGGAATGAACTCAAAGAACTAGAGATTGAGACTGCCAAGATTCAAGCCAAGCGTGACGTACTGTGGAACCAATACAACTTCCTTCTGGCCAAGCGGGCCGATGCCCTAGAGGATGGTGGGGTCCAGTAGGTTTTTGCACCTCGGTGCAAATTTCCAAATTTTTTTTAAAATCCCCTAAACAGTGTGCTACACTGTTCGTGGGTTCCTCTCATCGCCCAATAGCACAAGCCCCGTGGTTCTAGTCCACGGGGCTGTGTGCTATAGTTCTGACTATGACAAATAAAAACATTGCAGTTCATGTGGCATCACTGCTCTCCGGAGCCGGTGCTGTCATCGCCCTTATTCACCCCGGATTTGTAATCCCAGCCGCCGTGCAGGCCATCGTGACCTCACTGTGTGTTTTGATTGCAGCCGGACTACAGTTGGTTCACCTGGTCGGTAAGCAGAGCCTTGCTCAGAACATTGCTATGGCTACTCACTACGCAAACACTGTTGCCAATTCGGGCGCACCTGTAGAACCAGCGGCTACTCCTGCACCGACCACCCCGGTTCAGTAATGCCACGGGGGGATGGTCTTGAAAGTTCATTAAAGGAATGGCTTGATGAACATCTCCCGTTATTCCTAAACAGCATTAACGGAGAACTGTTAGATAACCAACCCTGGAACATGCCAGTGATTGAGGACTACATTCTCGTGGTTGCTGTCAAGGATTACAACGATGGGCTCGGAGGTGTCTTCTCAGTGGGAGCCTCCGATGTCCCACCGTATCGTATTAAGGGCTTACTTCGTGAGGTCCTAGACAACTAATGGCTGTAACGCAAAGTCAACGGAAGAAATACTTTGAGGCCCGCCAGGCTGGGTTCTCTATTGCCCAGAGTGCGGCCAAGGCTAAGTTTTCCGAGGCTACTGCGTACCGTGTTGAGAAGGCTGCCCAAAACTTACGAGTAACTGATGGGCTGGATAGTTCCGCCCGTGACTACCGTGAGCAGAAGGTCCAGAACACGCTTGAGGGTCCAAAAAACCACGACCAGTTATCTGAGGAAGCCAAACTGGCCCTAGAGGATTTTGCGTACTTTCGCCGCCGATACTTTGGTCGTATCTCTACACCGTGGCAGGAGCAAGCCGGTGAGGCGCTAGTAGCCCTGCTGGAATCACCCGATAAAGAATATGTGGTTATGAACATGCCACCTGGTTCGGGTAAGACTACTTTGCTCCACGACATCACCTGTTGGATTATTTGTCGTAATAGGTCCATCCGTATTCTGACCGGTTCAGCGACTATGAGCCTAGCCAAGCGAAACTTGATGCGTGTGCGCCGCTCTTTAGAACGAGTCATCCCTGAGGTAGCAGATGACATGCTTAAGGCCCGTGGCCAGGCTGTCGATGCCGAGTCAACCCTTGCGCTAGACTTTGGCCGATTCAAACCCCTAGAGAAAGAATTATGGACCAATGAAGCGTTTATCGTTATGCAACCGGAAGAAGCGGGTGCCATCTCCGAGAAAGAGCCTACTCTTTCTGCTTATGGTATGGACTCCGGTTTTATCGGTGGTCGCTTTGATGGTTGTTTTTGGGATGACCTTGTGGACCCTCGCAAGGTCCGTTCTGCGGAGCAGCGTGAAGCAATGGAAGACTGGTATCAAGACGTTGCGGAGACTCGTCTAGAACCAGCCGGTATGTTGGCATTGATTGGTCAGCGGCTCGCCCCAGATGACCTATATAGATTTGCACTGGACATGATTCAGCCTTTGGATGATGAACAGGAAGAAGCAACGGAGGAAATGACGGATGAGGAACTTGCTCAACTTCGTAGGGATAAAAAGTATAAGCACCTGCTGTACAAAGCACACTACGAGGAGTTATGTGACCCCGCACATACGCATAAGAAATCTGCGGTTGCTTTCCCGGAAGGGTGCCTCCTTGACCCTCGTAGGCTTCCTTGGCGAGAAATCTCCAATCTTATGTCTAACCGTGGGGAACGCTTTGCCGTTGTTTATCAGCAAGAGGACTTGGCGCTTGACGAAGTTCTTGTGCGTAATGAGTGGGTATATGGTCACGGAGACTCACCCGGTTGCATCGACCACGAGCGAGACAGGTGGGAAATACCTAGGGGGCTCTCTCCCCACGATTGTTTGGTGGTGGCTACCGCCGACCCCTCACCAACTCAGTTCTGGTCCATCCAGTGCTGGCTCTACCATCCAGAATCTGAACAGAGGTTCCTGCTAGACCACATCCGGCAGAAGATGGAAGCACCGGAGTTCTTGGAGTACAACCACAACGAGGGCCGTTTTGAAGGGGTTATGGAGGAATGGCAGCATCTTTCCGAGGGCCTGGGATTCCCCATTCAATACTGGATTGTTGAGCAGAACGCTGCCCAACGGTTCATGCTCCAATATGACAACGTAAAACGCTGGCGGCAACTGCGTGGGGTAGAGATTATCCCCCACAGCACCAACGTCAATAAATCGGACTCAGACTACGGTGTTACGACTATTTCCCAGCATTGGAAGTTTGGTCGGGTAAGATTGATGGGTAAAGGTGAAGGTAAGGTTCGCTCGATGAAACTTATCGATGAGGTGACCCGATACCCTCACGGAAGAACAGATGACTGTGTAATGGCGGAGTGGTTCTTTGAATGGAACCTTCCTAACCTTTACATTCCTAAAACACAGGCAGTAAAAGCGTGGCGGCCCCAATGGGTAAAAAACGCCCAATACAATTCGCAAAGGTTCTAAATGGCACTATCACCGGACAACGAAAAGGCCGCAGCCAAGATTGTTTCGTTATACCAAGAACGGCGTGCTCAGCGTAGCGGCCTATTCAGGCGGATGCAAGAAATCCGTGACCACTACAACGGTGATGTTATTGTTCCACTCCCAGAGTTAGACGAGGCCGAGCGCCCCGCTATTCCCAACTTAATTGCTTCTGGTATTGACCAGTTTGCTATGCGTGTCGCATCAGTGATGCCCGATATCCAGTACCCCTCACTTCGCCCTGGTATTCAGGTTGCCGACAACCGTTCTCGTGACCGCCGACTTGCCAACATTGGTTGGTGGGACATGAACCGCATGAGCGTAAAAGTGCGCCGCCGTGCTCGTCACCTGACCGCCTACGGTATGAGTGCCGTATCGCTTTCACCCGTTTCGCTTGACCCCAACGACAAGCGCAAGATTCCACACTGGCGTGTGCGCAACCCATTGGCCACCTTCCCTGCGCCGATGATTGACCCCGACAACATGGAACCAGTTGACTGTATCTTTGCAGACCGCCGCCCACTCGGTTGGTTGCGTGAGCACTACCCCGCTCAGATGAACGTCTTGTACAAGGGTGACAAGGGTGACAGCGACCTATTTGAAATCCTAGAGTTCATTGACGATAACGAAACCGTGCTGGTTGCCGTTGGTGCCGAAAAGGCTAAGAGCGGCCCGTACAGTGCTGACTCTGGCCGTGGTTCTGCTACCAACATTTGCCTAGAGCGTATTCCTAACCGTGCTGAGGTTTGCCCTGTTGTTATTGCTGGTCGTATTACCCTTGACCGCTTGCAGGGTCAATTTGACCAAATGCTTGGTATGTACCAGCGTGAGGCCAAGTTGGATGCCCTTAACACCATCGCTGTGTTCCGAAACGTATTCCCAGACGAGTGGGTTGTATCGCCCGCTAACTCGCCTACCTCGCCACGAGTTGTACAAGAGGCAGACGGCAAGATGGGTATCCGAGGAATCTTGGACAAGGGCCAGATTCAGATTGTTCACCCACAACAGACCCAGGATGCTGCTTTGGCCCTTGACCGCCTTGAGCGTAGCCAGCGTGTAACCGCTGGTATTCCTGCCGAGTTCGGTGGAGAGTCTGGTAGCAACATCCGTACCGCTCGCCGTGGTTCTAGCGTTCTGTCTTCAACCGTTGACATGCCCCTCCAGGAGTATCAGGAGATTATGGCTAACTCAATGGAGTTGGAGAACATGCGTGCCGTCAAGATTATGAAGGCATACTATGGTAACAAGCCAAGTATGTTTATCATGGGTGGCGATGGTAAGTTAGAAGGCAGTGGTGACTATGTTCCTAATGAAGCGTTTGATACAAACTTCTCGTACGTTAAGTATTCAATGCCGGGTTCGGATGTCAACTCTATGGTGGTATCTATCGGTCAGCGTGTCGGAATGGGCATTATGTCTAACGAGACTGCCCGCATCATGGACCCAGCCATCGAAGACCCCACTCGTGAAGCAGACCTGGTTGAGATTGAAGGATTGCGTAAAGCACTCCTAACTGGTCTTGAGCAGCAAGCATCGCAGGGCTCACTTGACCCCAGCATCATTGCTCGCATTGCCAAGATGAAGGCACAGCGCCACGTCAGCCTGGAAGATGCTGTAGCCACTATTCACGAAGAGATGCAAAAGGAGCAGGCTGCTAAGGCACAAGCGATGCAACAGCAGCAACAGCCACCTATGCCTGGAGCAGCCCCAGAGGGAGCACCACAAGGCCCAGGGCCTGAAATGCAGCCTGGTATGGGAGTCAGCCCAGAGAATCCGATTCAAGCCCCGGCGGCACCACAGGGTCAGCCATCAATCGAGCAGTTGCTCGCAAGTCTTGGTGGCGGTCAGGGTGGAGCACCAGCGGGCGCACCAGCAGGAATGGGAGCGTAATAGATGCCACGAGGTAGAGGCGGAGCACGCCAAGGTACACCAGGCACAGCGTACGGAAACCGTACTGACCTGAACATGCCCAAAAGCACAGTACCTAATCAAGAGTACGGAAAGGCTGCTATGCAAGAGCGAGCCCAACAGGCTGTACCAATGGGAGCATCTCCTAACGCTGCAACTCAGGTTGCACAGAACATTCCTCAACCTACGCCCGCTCCACAGGCCCTACAGGCCACCCCAGGGTCGCTGGCTTTCACTGGCCCTACTGAGCGACCCAACGAGCCTATTCAGGCTGGTTTGCCTAGTGGTCCTGGACCTGGCCCAGAGATTATGGCACCACCTCGCCGTACCCTCACTGATACGCTTGCTTCTATGACTTTGAATCCCAATGCCAATGCTGCCGTGTTTGATATGGCTGCTAGTGCTCGTGCGCTAGGACTCTAATGCCAGGTGACATTTCGTTACCGGGTGCCGGTGCTGGTGTTGGCGCTAATAGCCAGCAAGGTCAAAACATAGCCGCTCAACAGGCAAAGGCCGCTCCCGGTTATCAAGCACAACAAGCCTACGAGCGGATGAATCCGACTGACCAGGCAAGCATTAAGAACTTCTACGAGTCGTACAATAATGCGTACGCCGACCCCTCGCTAGTTCAATCTATTTCTTCTAACGCTGGATTGAACCCACAGCACGCAGCCCTGGCACTCAAGTACCTGGCTTTGTACAACTCCGCTACCGACCACATTAAGGCATCTGCTAACGCAAACGACCACGGGGCAACTCTGTGGGGAGCCCTTACGGGTGCATACCACAGCGTTGTTCATGCTGGTCTTGATGTAATTAAATGGGCTGCTGACCAATCCAACCCAAACAAGGGAATATTGGATGCTGCTGGTAGAGGGTTTAATCAAGGCGGAATTAGTGGTGCAGTTTCCGCTGTAGGCCAACAAGCAGAACAGAATTACGGTGGACTTGCTCGTGGCGCTGCTTCCGGTGTAGAAGGTCTTGCTCAGACTGGCTGGGATGTTGCTAAGCGTGCTGGCAAAACTATGTACGAACTCGCCGGAAGTAACGGCCTTGCTGGTTATGGCGATGCTTTTGAAACGCTTTGGCACTTAGCCCTTGCCCCGGTTAACCTCGTTAACCCGTGGAGTCAGTCCAACGGTTATCAGTTAATGGCTCACACTATGGCCTACTATGAATCGGTTGCTAACAAGTACGGTTGGGATTACGCCATTGGTCACGCCATGCCTTCCATTGCGGCCATGTTTGCTACTGACGGCGTTATGGGTACTAGCAACGTTGTAGCCGCTGGTGCTGATGATGCATCTCTTATTAAGGCGGCAGAGCAGGCAGTCCAAGATGGCAAGGTTTTAACTCGTGCCGAAAAGTCTGTTCTTAAGCAAGCCCGTGACCGCATTGCTCAGCGTGCTGAAAAGAGCGCCAACTTTCAAAAGTTGCGTGACTCAATGGACACACGCCGTGCATTTGTGGCCAAGGTTGCCGAGCACATTCCAAACCCGGTAAGCGGTATTTACCGTATTGCTCGTGTAGCCGGTAAGCCAATGAACGACATTCGCTTGAACATGGCATATCAGGTAACCCAGGCTCAGGCTCAAAAGGCTAACCCGCAGTTGGCAAAACTTTGGGAAGACACCCGTGGTGGAATGGTTATGTCCCACGATGGCAAACCTGTTGACCTTGGCCAACAAACCGCTGAGTACTTTGGCCTTCACCCTAACGACATGCTGTTTAGTCCATTGTCGGGCGTTACGGACCTGTACACCAAATACCTTGGTGCTGACCCACTAGGAGCGGTAGGTAAGGTTGCTGGTATCCGTAGGTCTTACGAAGGCTTAACTGGTTCATTGGGCGGATGGTTCCGTGGAATTGGCATTAAATCTGCTAGTGATGTTTACGAACTAATGAACCGTAGTTATGTGCGCCGAGCGTTTCAGTTCATGGCCGACAATAGCGAAGGTAAAATTCGTGATATGTTCCGTGGGACATACAGCGATGCCGTAATTAAGAAACTTGCTAAGGCTTCAACTGTTGAAGAGGTGGCCAAGGTTCACGCCGACCTTGCTAACGGTGCTGGTCTTATTCGTTACTCGCTTCCAACCCTTACAGTTTACGATGACCTCAAGGCCACGTTTATATCCAAGTTGTACGGCAAGTTAGACGTACAAACTGCACTGGCCAGCGACAAAGCGTTTGAAGAATCAGTAGCAACACAGATTGAAAACGCTACTAAGCGCCGTGGTGCCACTGGCTATGACGTTCGCCCTAAAGATGGCCTGTACATTCAAGAGCGTGACGTAGCCCTACGCTGGCGTACGGTATTCCGCCGTTGGTGCGCTACTCAGTTAGTTAAGCGCCCAATGTATTACAGCGAACTCACCAAGGGATTTGAAACCGCCAAGATTATTCCAGGCGACAAGAATTCTATTCCGGCCATCATGGACATGGCCCGTGCTGCAATGATGCCAGAAGATACGGTTATGGCTATGGGTGACTTCCTATCTCAGTCACGCACCGCAGAAGACTTCGTAAACGCCTACCGTCAGAGTTTGTATCACATCGTAATGCGCCGTGCGGTAACTGGCCTTGACCACACAGCCCTGGACTCAATCTCCAAGAACATTGAGAACCACATCTGGGATGAGGTCAACCGTGTTGTAGGTGTTGACGGCGGTGGCCTAAACGGCTTGTACGTCAATGGACAGGGAAACATTGACCTGTCTAAAGTTATTACCAGCGACATGCGTGATACCGCAGCCGCTATTGACACTACTCAACTCGGTACTTTGCGTTTGCCTAACGCTCGTGACCTGAACGCTATTGGTCGCACGGTCAAGAACGAATTGACCCGACTTATGCCTCACACAATGAACGTAAATGATTTCTCCACTTGGAGTGAAGACATTTTCCGTGTGGCCGACCAATTCAAAATTGGCGTAAAAGAAGCCCGCTCACAAAGCAGCATCCTTGCTAAATACCGTATGCAAAGCAAGAACCTGGAAAACTTGCCATTTGAATCCAAGGGATTAGCATCATACAAAAAGGCTCACGGCGAACTAAATGCCGCTTACGGCGCTGCTATCAAATCTCGTAAGGCAGGCGCACAAGAGTTCACTGATTTTTATGACAGTACCCGTGCTGAGCGCAAGAAGTTGTCCGATGCGTTAAGTTTTGACAAGGCAAACCGTGAGGACCTTGCTGCTGGTGGTAAGGGTGAACCTGGTTACAAACCTTTAACCAAGGCTCAGATTGAAGATATGCGTGGCCGCTTGTATGCTCACGAAGACCACTTGATTTCAATGAATACCTTGTTGGCCCGTGAAAATGTTATTGGTCCTAATTGGATTAAAGATTGGGCGGAAAAAGAAGCGGCTCGACTTAACCCAGGCGATGTCAATCCAAGGATAACAAAACGATTCATTGACCGAATGGATGCCATTCGTGGCAACGGTGACGTAAGCAATTACCGCAATAACTTTCAGCATGTAGTTGACAACATCAACAAGGGACTGAGCCGTGTGTTCGTACCGCTGGCCCTGTTGTCTGGCCGCTGGGCAATGCACGTTTCCGCATCTGAAGGTATGCTTAACTCGCTACGGTTTGGTGCATTTAATTTCTTTGATGCAAAGTTTGCCGAAGCCGTAGCCCGCCACGAACTTAATGGCTTGCCCTTGTACAAAGCAGGGTTCCTTCCTGAACTTGACCGGTTAGTTAATTTAACCGGCAAAGACGGCAAAAACGTTTACACCTTTGAATCGGCCAAGGAAGAATACATTGCCCGTCAAATGGGCAATGGGGATGCTGCTAAGGGTCGTGAGTTAATTAAGCAGGTCAAATCTGCAAAACGTTCCAAGGAAGAAATCAAATTAGAGAAGTTTTGGGAATCTTTTAGAAACACGGATATTAATGTTCCCGGAAGCGGTGCCAGCATATCAATCAGTGGAACCCTGCCAACCACAGGTTTTATGGTTGGTTGGGATTCAAGCCGTGGCGTAATTATTAAGGCAAAGGATTTTTCTACTGCATCAAAACGAACGGCAGCAATCGAAGGGTTCATTCAAGATAATCTTGACTATTTGAAAGAACAGGATTTTACTGTTGGTTTATGGCACAATGCCAACCCAGATGACGGCGAAGTTGGTGTTCACTTAGACATATCCAAAAATATTAAAGACCGCAAAGAAGCAATTAGGGAAGGTAAGAACCGTGACCAGATTGCAATCTTTGACCTTAATACATTTACCACTATTCCTACCGGTGGCAAAGGAAGTGTCGGCAAGATTTGGTCTGCCGCAGACAGACTAAAAATTGACAAACAGGCACAGCGCCTTAAAGAATTGACCGATTCTGTCAATTACGTTAATTCAGAGCGCAGTCTTATTCGTGATGTTTTGGCTGGTACTTTGTTGGGTCTTGAAAAGTCAATGCTTAAGGGCATGTCTGAACAAGAACGCATGAACATGATTGACAACTTTACTGGTGCAATCATGCGACACAACGGACACTTGCCAATGGGTGTTCACGACCAGAACACCGTCTATGACCCTAACGTAATGTTTGGCCACATGCCCGACAAGATTGCTGATGTCTCCGGTGAGGTCATTGACAGCCGTAAGGTGTATCGCACACAGGACTTCACAAGCCTGAACAATGGACAGTTGGGGTACGCACACGGGCTTAACGAAGCACTGACCAAGTTAAACCGTGGTGAGATATCTCCTCCGATTCTAAAAGAACTTCAGGCTTTGCTTGAAGACAAGGCTTTGTTCAAGACTGTCAACGGCAGACTTGTAATCAAGAACGTCAAGAACCTTGAAGAAGCGTTGCTACCAGCCGCTTTGGATGCTATTCACGCTTTGCCACGGGACACCTACGAACGCTTTGTCCGTAAAGATGCCGTTAACATGGACTGGCGTACTTCGGCAACTGGCGCACGCAAGGATGTCGGCAACTTTGAGTTTACCAAACAACACGCCGAAGAAGATTGGGCTCGTGCTAACGTCAAGAATATTCTAGGAACTATTACTGGTACGGACCGCTACGGTGATGTTCTGCACACTAACTTGTTGGACCAGGCAGTATCTGGCGAGATTGCTGGCGGTATGGACATGGCTCACATGGTTGCTGAGATGGGCCAGGCCGCTCCTAAGGACATTGTTTCCCGTGGCTTTAAGTCAGCAGGTCTTCTTGACAGCGGTATGAAGTCAAACTTCCTTATTCGTGTTTCTAATGTTGGCCACGACAAGATTCTTGGACCAATCGTGAACAACCTGGTTCGTAACCCCACCTGGCTACTTGAGTATCACAACCAGTACGAGGTATTGCGCCCATTGGTTGAAAAGGGATTGATGGATGAGGCACACGCTGAAATCCTGGCAGACAGCCGTGCTACTCAAAACATGGCCAAGTTTGTTCACAATCCTAAAGATAAGACTGTCTGGGAAGACAACATGCGTGCTGCTGCACCGTTTTACTTTGCCAAGAACCAGGCATGGCGGCGTGCGTTCCGCTTGTTCCGTACTGACCCAGGTGCCTTTGAAAAATACATGAAGGCCAGCCTTGCTGTTACTGACTACATCTACAACTCCACCCAGAATGGTACTTCACCTAGCGTGTCCATCCCTGGTTCGGAGTTCATGGGGTTCTCCAGTGCCTCATGGCTTGACGGCGGTATCCCTGGATTCAGTTCGTTGGCCTTTGGTCTATCGGGTGGTCCTGGTTCGGTTACCTCGGTCGTACCAACCGGAGATATGTTTACCCCGTGGGGCCTCTTTGGAGAGTTCGTACGCCCACCGTGGGGACCTTCCGTAACCGTACCGCTTAAGTTGGTTCGCTACGCCTTTATGGGTAACAACCCAACGTACACCAAGTTTATGGAAGCGGCGCTAGGCCACATCTCCTCTAACACCTCCTGGATTAGCGATTTGGTTCCATCAGGCTCTGTACACGATGCCGCTCAGATTTTCCTAGCGGGAATCAACAGTACCAACAGCAGTGCTTTGTCCACCGAAAACCAGGTGCTCAACAACGCTATGGACAACATGCGTGCAGAGTACCGCAAGCAGATTGCCAACGAGTATGACTGGTCTGGCATGACCAAGGCTCAGAAAGAACTAACTATTAGCGGTCTTGCTGACCAAAAGGTAAGTGAGTTCTTTAATGACCCATTAAATAAGCAGCGTTTCTTGGACCAGGCTAAGGCATCCACAATGCTTATGCTTACGGTTAAGTCGGTGCTTAACTTCTTTAGCCCTATGGCTTTGTCGCTTAACGCACGGTTTAGCAGGGTTCCTGAGTTTAACAACATTATGAACCAGACCGACCCAAGCACCGGTAAGCCCTACACCTTTATCGCTGCGGCAGATAAGTTTGCTAAGGAATACCCGAACAACATTTACGACCTTACGGCTCACACACAGAGCCAGTACACCTCATATCCAGAGACAACCTCGGCACTTAAATTGCTCGAGGGTGACCCCGGATTAGTCGAGAAGTACCCATACGCAGCGGCGTTTTTAATGCAGCGTTCGGGTCAATACTCGCCACAGGCGTACCAGTTAGAACTGTCTATGGGATTGCGTAAGCGACAAGCCCCGGCTGATTACCTATCGGGTCTGTTGGTTGCCACGGGTGATGACTACTATTACAATTACCTTAAGCCATCCCTTATGGCCGACCCTAACAACGTTCAGACTAAGACAATCCAAAACGCAGACGGCACAACCACCACTGTTAAGGACTTGACTTACACGGCTAGCAAAGAACTTAAGTACGCTGCCAAGATGTACGGTGACAATTCCAACCCCATTTGGTACGAGCAGTTCTCTGGTGCCGCTAAGAAGAACGCTGCTTCGCAGACCATTACCGAGATGCAGCAGTTACTTAACGACAAGCAGCACGACCCATTTGCCCCAGGTGAAAGGGCTAAGTTTGCTCAGTTGGTTGACGAGTATCAGAAGACCAACACCGTGCTGTCGGAATACCGCACAGCAGGAAACTCTCAGGCTTACAACGGCTTGTACAATGCATGGTACGACTATTGCACTCAGATTGCTAACAACCCGTACTACGCAGGTCAATCGTTTTTCATCACTTCGGCTCTACAAAAGATGCCTAGTCAGTAAGGATAATTATGGCAAATATACCTCTACCAGCACCAGACGGCAAGATGCCCGTTATTGATACGTTTAAAAACTTGAATGGCACTATCTCAAGTGGCGAATTAAGCGGCCTGCAACCCGCCCCTGCTAAGAAACCTTCCCCCGCTAAAAAGCCTGCTCCCTCTGGAAAGAAGCCAAAGGCCGAGGGTAACTCTGCTCAGTTAGCCCAGCAAGCCAAGGACTTTGCTGACCTACACTTAGTGCCAATGAGCGAGGGCTCAATAAAGTCCATTACTCAGGGTATGGATGAAGCCAAGTTGCAGGCGTTCCAGGAATACATCAAGAGCACAGCCCAGGGTTTGTACCCTACGTTTGCCAAGCAGATTGCTGCTGGTATCCCCACAGCCCACCTGGTAGAGCCTTACCGTCAGGTAGGCAAGCAAATGCTAGGTGACCAGTTTGAGCCTGACTTTGTGGCTGACCCTAAATCCGCTATGGCCCTCACCGGTGGCGTAGACCCCGCTACAGAGCGCCCAGCGCCTATGAGCCTACAGCAGTGGAAGCAGCACATTATTAGCCACGATAATTTTGGCTACGCCTACACGCCAGCCGCACACGAAACCGCCAACCAAATCATTGAAGCAATTAACAAGGGCTTCTCACAACCACCATCAGGAGGCAACCGCTAATGGCAACAGCAGGAACAGGAACAAGCCCGACTACTACCACAAGTACGTCTAGGGGTTCTAACGTAACCCCTAAAAAAACTTCAAAGCCAACGCCACCAAAAGCAGGTGGCGGGGCCGTTGGGTTCAACCCCCTTACCGGTAGTGTTGGAACAATCCCGTCATTTATATTTCCAAATGTAACCACCCTTTTAGGCTGGGGTCTGAACGCCCACGATGCTGGATTCCTTGCTAACAAGTCTCTACAAGTAGCGATTAACCACGGTAAATTTGCTGGTGGCGCACCTACAAGCAATGCAAAGTTGCAAGATGCAATGCGAGCATTGTTTAGCACGTTGCCTAATGCGTATAGCGTTATATCTAATAAATATGGGTTGCCACCCAATCCAAACGCTAAAGACTTTGGGCCTGCCGTTAGCACGTTGTATTCTAACCTTATTTCAACTGGCGGTAACTTCACCTCCATTGACCCAAAGGCAAATTACTCCAGCGTTCCTATTGCCGTTGCACAGGGCAAGGAATTGGCCGACTACTCAGCATCACGCCAAGCCCAGGCCAACGCTTACGACAACGTAAAGAACACCCTGATGAATTGGGGTATTGACAGTTCGCAGATGGACTCTTTTGTTAAGGGTCTAGTTACCAACACTTCAGGCCAACTGGTTAACCAGGATGCCCTACTCGACCAGGTTCGTTCTTATGTTAACCCTGCTACCGGAAAGTCACCATATCAGGAGGCTTTCCCAGGCTTGGTAGAGCGAAACACAAAAGGCACCCTAGACGAGCACATGACCGAGGCTCAGTACCAACAGTACGTTTCTACTGTCCAGGGCGTAGCCGGTCAGTACTTGCCAGCCGGAACCCTGACCAAGACTATGATTTCGGACCTAGTTCAGAACAACGTATCCGCCTCAGAGTTCCAGGAGCGGGTCACCAAGGGCTACCTGGCGGCTGTAAACGCCGATGCCAATACCAAGACCATGCTGTCTCAGTACGGTATCAACACCCAAGACCTAGCCGCCTACTTCCTAGACCCAGGCTCAATCAGCCAGGGCTTTGGCAAGGCAACCGCCACAGGCCAGGCTCGTAGCCTGAACACCGTTGAGCAGAATGTTGCAGCCGCAACTATTGCTGGATATGCCCAGGGCGTTGGCCTAAATGGCCTAAGCCAGTCGGGTGCTCGTGAATTGGCAGACCGTGTGAACCTAGGGGCTGGCTCAGCCTACGGCTCACAGTCAATGTCCAGCATTAACAATGCCTTGCTTTCAGCCTCCAAGGACTCTCAGTTGATGGGCGTTACCCCTGGTGCTCAGGGAACCCCGCTTGACGTGAATACCATGATTGGTTCTCAGGTCGCAGGATTCCAGGGAACTAGCCAGGTTCAGGCCCAGGCTGCCGTAATGCGTGCTGAACAGGCCCGTGTAGCCCCATTTGAAAAGGGTGGTGGCTACGCTGAGACTGCTAAGGGCGTGACTGGATTGGGCTCTGCTAAGCAGTAGCGTAACATCCTTCTATGCAAATGATACAATTTCAGTAGTTGTTTGGCCCCGGTAGCGCACGGGCGTGCTGTCCAATTACCCCGCCTTGGGAATGAACGACTTAGGGTGCGTACAAGTTCTGAAAAATTATCCGCTTCATTAACCTCTGGTGAAGTGCGTACGACAAGGAGCGACCAACATGACTTACGAAGATGACTTTGAAGACGAGCAAGAAAACCAACCGCTAGACCCCAATATCCGTAGGCAACTGCGGGAGGCGGAGAAGGCACGCAAAGAATTAGAAACGCTCAAGGCCCAAGTGGAACTTGAAAGGCGTGAAACATTCTTCGCAAAGGCTGGGATTCCTGAGTCTGGAGCAGGCGCATTATTCCGTAAGGCTTACGAGGGCGAAGCATCACTAGATGCCATTCGTGCCGAAGCCGAGAAGTACGGTGTTTTGCAGCCAGCGCAACAGGCAGTTCAAGAAGAGATTTCGTACGATTCTGAGTTGGAAGCCCAACGCCGGGCGCAAGGTGCAACCATTGGAAGTACTGGCGCAATGCCAGACCCTTCCCAGGAAGTACTAGCCGCCCTCGCAGAGGCATCTACCCCGGAAGATGTTATGAAGGTCGTTCAAGGTGGACTAGGCCAAAAAGTTGGCATGTGGTCCTCCCGTGGTGCGTTCTAAACCTTTTAACATTAGAAAGTAGAGTTTGCCAAAATGGCTAACGAATTTGGAAATACCCTAGGCACCGATGCCTACACGGGCCAAACGACTGTTGACTTCTCAAAGGCTGCTTATGACCGCATGGCGTACTTCGCCCTGCGCCCTGAGTTGTACTTCGACCAAGCCGCTGACGTACAGCCAACCGCTCAGAGCATGCCAGGTGCTTCTGTAGCCTTCACCATCGTAAACGACTTGCCAATCGCCTCTTCGGCTTTGTCAGAGCAAATCGATGTTAACACTGTTGCTCTTTCAGACAGCCAGGTTACCCTGACCCTTGCTGAATACGGTAACGCTGTCCTCACCACCGCTAAGTTGCGTGGTACCTCATTCGTGGACATTGACCCAATCGTTGCCAACGTAGTTGGTTACAACGCTGGTGTTTCAATCGACACGATTGCTCGTGCTGCTCTCGACAGCGGTACCAACGTACAGTACGCTTCGGGCTTGGGTGCAACCACGTTGCAGTCCTCAGTCACAAGCCGTTCTGGACTTGCTAACGGTGTATCAGGAACTGGTAACACGATTTCCGCTTTGGACATCCGTGTTGCTCGTGCTCGTTTGCGTGCAATGAACGTACCTACCTTCGGTGGTTACTACATTGGATTCATCCACCCAGACCTTGTTGCTGACCTCCAGGGTGAAATTGTTGGTTCTTCCAACACCCAGGGATGGCGTGCTCCTCACGTTTACGCTCAGCCAGGTGAAATCTGGACCGGTGAACTCGGCGCATTTGAGGGCGTTCGTTGGATTGAAACCCCACGTGCTCCTGTTTACGCTGGCGCTGGTGCTTCCTCGGCCAACGTTTACGGAACCATCATCATGGGCCGTCAGGCTCTTGCCAAGACTCACTCGATGGTCGATGGCAACGGTGCGTTCCCTCACGTTGTTCCAGGTCCTATCACCGACCGCCTCCGCCGTTACGTACCAATGGGTTGGTACTGGCTCGGTGCTTACGGTGTATTCCGTCAGGCTTCGGTCATCCGTATTGAGTCCACTTCACTCTTGGGTGGAGACATCGGAACCAACTTCAACCCTGGTGTCGACACTGGCGAAGGTGCAGCAGTAACCACGTCACTGAGCAGCGTTGCGTTCAACAGCCCATCAACCGGCTTCGCAACCTTCACTGCCTCAGCGGCTCCTGGAATCGCAACGGACAACACCGTTGTTATTTCAGGTGCTACCACCTCGGCAATCAACGGTACCTACGTTGTTACGGCTGTCAACACTGCGAACAACACGTTCACGGTTGCAAGCAGCCTCAGCACCGGTACCCTCGGTTCCGCTTCGGTTACCCTCCCAGCGGCTTAGTCTGCTGGCGGCTTGAACGGAGACAGCATGCCTTGGCCTCGTCAATGTGTTCACTGCGGAAGCATGGACATTCAGGCTGGCATAGACGAGATTATGTGTCTCATCTGTGGCGGTCTAACAGACAAGGATGGGCGTGCTGTCTCCCGACAAGCCCAACACACCTCAGAAGAATTACCCAACTAAAGAAGCGACATGACTATACCTACCGGACTTGGACTTATTCGTGGGCCAGAAACAGCAGATGCTCCCGGCTCACCACTACCTAACCGTGCGGCTCGTGCCGCTCAAAACGATGCAAAGGCTGTTAAGGGCGAAGTATCTGACCCCTGCTATTGCGGCTGCTGCGACATGACAGATGGACTGTGGAAATAATGGAATCACGCAAGAACTTCGCACAGGTTTCAGAGTACGACCTGCATAGCACTGCTGCTAACAGTATCGACACTGGAATCATCCCCACCCCCGTCACCTCAACTGAAACGACTGGCCCTGCCAACCGTGGCGTTGAGAGCAACACTGCCCGTGGAGTTAAAGAGGCACCAGTAATCGCTAACGTGATTCCTGTTACCTACGCCGCTGCCACCGATGCACCTGTTGTTGACCCCTACAAAGTTTACGGAGCCAACTAATGTCTCGCTACGATGCAAAATTCAGCACTGATGGAACTGCCGCTGACACTTCCTTTTTCGTGGATATGTCACCTGCCACCGTTCTTGAAGTCAACATGATGAACGGCTACTCCCGTGTTAGCAAGCCTGTAGGCAACGCTCCTGCTGACGGAGTAAACGTAAATGGTTCCGCAAGCCGTGGCACCACAGATGCCATCGCCGCTACCAAACTTGGACTTCCTGCAGTCAACAAGCGGTAAGCGCCGTGGCAACGTTCACGCCGCCCGTAGCGTATGACAACCCAGCCATCCTGCCGTATTCGGGTGGCATGGGTGCTGCTAACCGTCTGTTTCGGTACTACAAGAACCGAGCACGGTATATCTACGTCTTTGCGCTAAGTGACGGCACGTTCGTTCAAGACACCGCTTCTGCTGAAAACAGCAACACCAACATTCCTTACCCGTACAACCCCTGGGACCCATCAGCCCCGTACGCCACTTCGTATTACATTGATTACACTGTTAGGCCCCCAAGGCCCGCCGTGTCTAACGTGGCTCACGATGTTTGGATTACCAAGGTGTACATGGGTCCAGAAGAAGTAACCCCCACAGAGGTAGCGGCACTAACCGCTGCTGGATATGGAGCATTGATTTCATAATGGCACGACACATTCCTTCCGAGACTTGTGCGCCCGATTGCTTTGGGTGCAAGATTCAGTCAGTATCACTGGCTCCTTCTGCCATGCCCACTCGCTCTAACGCTGGTTCTATTGCCATTGAAACCAAGCGTGGTCAGGCTGATGCTGAGGCGTACAAGCGACTTCGTAAGGATGGACTCCAGCCTAAGACCGTAAAGGGTTCTGCTGCTTTGGAAAGCCGTGCCGTATCTAAGTGGGAAGTTGAGACTGGAACTAGCGTTGGTGGAAACACCAAACTAGGCGCACGTCTTGATGCTACTCAGGCCGCTATCAACAAGGGCGAGGCTGTCTAATGGCTCTTGTTCTCACCGGTGTAGTTGCTGGCCCTTCTGGCTTTCTTAATGGCGCAAACGTCTATGCCTACAAGGCATCCCTATTCCCAGCAGGTGCTCCCTCCGCTGGTCAGGCCCCACCCACGACTGGTGGCTCTAACCCTGATGGCACACTCCTCCTTGGCACTGACTACTACGGCCCTGTAACAACTGGTACCCAATTTGGTGGGCCTGGACAATGGGAACTAGCCGTTGGCGCTGTTACGGACTATTACGTTCAGGTCACCTACCCAGTAGGTTCGCCTAGCGCACAATCGTATTGGTCTTACGATGACTCTTTAATTCTTACCACCGGTCCTGCTGGTCCTACCGGTCCTGCTGGTCCCACTGGTGCTACAGGCCCACAAGGCCCTCAGGGCGTTCCAGGCACCCCAGGAGCGGCTGCTACGGTTGCTGTGGGTACAACCACCACAGGAGCCGCTGGAACCTCTGCCAGCGTTACAAACTCTGGTACCTCATCCGCCGCAGTATTCAATTTCACCGTTCCCCAGGGCGCACAAGGCCCACAGGGTCCTGCCGGTACCGATGGTACTAATGGCACAAACGGGCTCAACGGAACTGCCGCAACTGTCGCAGTTGGTTCTACAACCACCGGTGCGGCTGGTACGTCTGCTTCTGTAACTAACTCCGGTACAAGTTCTGCTGCTGTACTTAACTTTACTATTCCTAAGGGTGCTGATGGTACCAACGGAACTAATGGAACTAACGGCTCTTCCGGTGTTGTTTCAGTTACCGCCCCAATCACCAACTCCGGTACCTCTACCGCTGCCAACATTGGGCTAAACACTACTGGTACCGCTGGTACTTACGGCTCGGCTACCACCGTTCCTGTTATTACCACGGATGCTTATGGTCGCATTACTAATGTGACCCCCACGACTATCACGGGTGGTGGCGGAACCAATGGTTTGCCAATGGGCCTTACCGGTGCCACAGCGGCTACTCGTTATGTCGGTGGTACCACTTCTGGTGCTCCTACTACCGGCACCTTTGCTGTAGGCGACTTTGTAGTCGACCAGAGTGGAACCGTTTGGGTCTGCACAACTGCTGGAACGCCTGGCACTTGGACTACAACCATCTCGTCGCACCTCTCGCTTCGCACTGCTTCAACAACAGTAGGCCGTAACGAGACAACCATTTTCTCGGGCTCTACGGCAAGTCAAACTCTTACTGCCCCATCTGGCCCGATTGACGGCTCTACTTGGACCGTCATCAACAAAGCCTCCGTTGCGGTGACTCTAAGTTTTACCCCATCAATGGTTCCTATTGGTAACGGTTCTGGTGTAACTACCTATTCTGTCTCTGCTGGTGGGGCTTACTCGTTCGTGAACTACAACGGTTCGCAGTGGTACATGGTTGCAACCAACGGCGCAGACCACTTGGTTGATGTTGTTCAAACCGCCAACGGTGGTACTGGGCTCAGCACTATTGGAACTGCTAACCAGGTTCTATCTGTTAACTCAGGTGCAACGGGCCTAACCTACACCTCTTTGCCTACTTCGTTGCCGCCATCAGGTACTGCCGGTGGTGACTTAACTGGTTCCTACCCCAACCCAACTTTGGCCGCTGCTGGTACCGCTGGCACCTATGGCTCGGCCACGGCAGTTCCTATTGTGACCACCGATTCAAAGGGTCGGGTTACTTCCGTTACTACCACCGCACCTAGCGACACAACCAAAATTCCTCTTTCGACAGTCACCACTGCTGGTGACCTTATTGTTGGAACTGGCTCTAGCACTGTTTCACGCCTGGGCTTAGGAACCGCTGGTCAGGTTCTGACCGTAAACTCCGGAGCCACTGGCCTTCAATACTCCACGCCAAGTTCAGGCTCATCTGCGCCGGTGTTCTACTCAACAAGTGGAACTGCCGCCGCTAATGAAACTTCAATAACCACAGTCACCTCTTTGACTATCACGTTGCCTAGCGCACCGCCTAACGGAACGACAAACACAATCGTTTCCGGTTCAGGGATTAGCACGGTTATTAGCCGTGGTGGTTTATCAGACACAATCACTTACCAATCAAGCACAGGTGTTGCCTCCGGCGCAATAAACTGGACAATTGGTTCTCTTGCTTCAAAAACGTTTGTCTATAACGCTGGTGTTTGGACTGAACGAGCCGCAATGAACAGTTCAACGCTCGGTGGGATTGTGCAAATTGCAAGCGGTGGAACAGCCTCAAACACTGCCTCTGGTGCTAGAGGAACTTTAGGCATAACGCCAGCCACAGTCTTCCCCTCAGCACACGGTGTCAAGGCTTGGACATTTGACCCTGCTGCGTTTATGAACGCTGCAACATTTCCGCCAACTAAAGGCGTAGCCTACGCAACTCGTATTCACATGACCACAGCCGCAACCGTAACGACTATTGGATTTATGACTTCCAGCGGTGGTGGCACGTCATTAGCAAACTCTTATATTTCTCTTTACAGCGCCGCTGGCGCAGTCCTTGGCTATGCCTCACTAGGTACAAGTGTTTCCGCTACGGGATATAACACGTTCACTCTAACTGCAGTTGGTTCGTTGGCCCTGTCTGCTGACACGGATTATTTTGCGGTAATACAAATTGGAACAGGTAGCACTACTGCACCAAACATCGTAATAGCCGGTGACGCAAACGGAACCGGCTCGCCGAACGCTGTAGCAACACTAATGAACTTTAACACTACTAATGCCGCAGGCGTTCTTAATGGTCGGACAAGTTCTTGGGGTACAGGTCTAAATACCACGCCAGCGGCGGTAGGTGCAAACACTCCAGCAAGCACCGTTTACAACTTCTTCGCCACACTCAACTAAGGATAAATCATGGCAACTTTAATTACAGTCGGTGGTTCGTCAAGTACCGGAAACGGCTATACCTTTGGCGACCTTATTGAAAAGGTGTACCGCCGCACGATGGGTGGTATCCGTGAAAAGGTAGTCACCCTCGGTGCTTCTATCGGCTCAGACGATACGACCATTACGCTTAACGGCTCACAGACTACTGCCCTGTTCCCCGGTGTTTTGCTGGCTATTGACCTTGAGGTTTTGTACATTGAATCTTGGAGCGCCACTACCTCCACCTCTGGTACTGCCATAGTCTCCCGTGGCTACTACGGTTCTGTACCCGGCACCCACCTGGCTAATACCCATTGCTACATTAACCCTCGCTATTCACGCTACGACATTGGTGTGGCAATCAACGATGACCTGCGTTCGCTGTCCTCGCCCAGCAACGGCTTGTTCCGTGTAGGCGTAGCAGAGATTACCTACAACCCTGTCTTTGCTGGTTACGACCTGGGTGACCTGCCCGATAACTTTATTGACATCCTTGAGGTTCGCTACCGTATTGCCCCGCCCTACCGTACCTTCCCAGCCATTAAGCGTTGGAAGGTCATTCGCTGGAACAAGGCTTCAACTGACCCGGTATTCCCATCGGGCCGTGGTTTGGTTATTTACGAATCAGGTTGGCCTGGACTCCCTATTTATGTGACCTACTCGGCACCGTTTGTTCGCTTCGTGGACACCGCCGACAACATCCTGGACACCCCTTCTACCAACGATGACTCGCCACCCTACAACGGCTACACCGCCAACACGGTATCTAACTTGACCGCCACCATGATTGACCTGCCACCACTCGGTGCAGAGATTGACCTGACTCAGCCTCGTGAGATTAGCCGTAACTTTATGGAGTCTCAGCCTGACCCACGCAAGGCCCAGGAAGTTCCAGCCAACGCTGTGGCCGCCTCGGTCAATGCTTTGGTGAACCGCCGCATGCAACGAATTAGCGAAGAGGCTGACCGTCTGCAACGTCAGTACACGAAGGTGCGTGCCTGGTAATGGCATTAACTGGCTACGACATTGAATCTACAACGCTTGGTTGGTCGCAGACCGTACCTTCCTCTGCTGATGCGTTTAACTCAAACACTCAGCAGTTGTCTAATAGCACTGTCTCAGCCGTACCTCTAGGGCCATACGCCGTTGCTATTGCGGGCCACGAATACGCCGTTGACACATCGTTCGAGCCTTACCGCCGTGAGGCTTTCCGTCACCGTACTGTACCTGCACAACGCCAGTCAGTTAACTTCTCTAACATCCAGGGCGAAGGAACCGTTAACTCCGAGGGTCTGTGGAGGCGTGAGCAGAACGACTGGACCGCTGGTGCTGGACAACAGTTCTTGGACAGCAAGGGCGCTTCAATGGAGAACCGCTTTTACAAGTCCAAGGGCCTTGACATATTTACCAACCCCTACCAGTGCCAACTTCTTCACGACACAAAAAAGTACTACTCAACTAGTAGCACTACGCTTTTTACCAGCCGCTCCGGCCCTAACGTTTACATTGTTGATGGAGCAACCGTAAAGTACACGCCAGACTGGTCTTCGTTTAATGCCTGTACGTTCACCACGCCAACCCCTGCAACCTACACAATTATTAACGCCGTTTACTCTGCTGGCTCAGTAACCTACACCACTTCTGTAGCCCACAACTACTACATCAACTACCAGGTCACCATCACGGGTATTATCCCCAGCGCCTTTAACCTGGCTAACAAGACGATTACTGCGGTCACCTCTAACACCTTCACGGTTACTGGTGGTTCCGCTGCTACCTACGTTTCGGGTGGTTCTGTGACGGCGGTAGCCACGCCCACCGTAATTACTGCTATTGACAGCAACGACAACTACGTTTACATCGCAACTAACACGGGTATCTGGTACGCCAACACCTATGTAAACCCAACAGTCTTTACTCAGTACTCCGCCCCAGAAGCAACTGGAACATACACCGGTGGTTTCGATATGGTTCGCTGGGCTAACGACCAGTTGATTGCCTCACGAGGCCCACGTCTGTACGCCTTCTTGCCAACCCACACTATTAGTGGTCCTCCCACTGGTACTGGCGGAGATACCCTATACACCCACGTCAACCCTAGTTGGGTCTGGTCCGATGCCACTGCTGGCGCAACACAAATCTACTTCTCTGGCTATGTGGCCAACGGCTCGTCTGGTTACTCCGGTGCCGTGTACCGCTCAGACATGCAGAGCAGCAGCACCTCAACTACCAGTGGTACCACTTCGGTTGCCAACTCTTCGGTTATTCAACCGTTTACCTTGAACACCCCGGTCCAGGCATTGCCAATGTCACCGGATGAATACCCTACTTGTATCCAGGGCTACCTCAACTTTATCTTTGTTGGAACTAACAAGGGTATCCGTATGTGCCAAACCCTTAGCATCTACGACCCAACCGCCACCGCTTCGGGTGACCTAAAATCAGGGCCGCTAATCCCTAACCTGCTACAGCCTTTGTCGAACCCCGTGTACGGCATCGTTGGTGATGGCCGATTTATCTGGTTCACCTGGAGTAACTACGATGACACCAGTACCGGGCTTGGCAAGTTGGACCTTGGTACGTTCATTAACGGTGACCCACTTACACCTGTTTATGCCTCTGACCTCATGGCTACGGTTACCTCAACCGGAACGGGAACTGTAATCCGTTCACTCGATTGGGACCCCATTAAGCGAACCCCAATGTTCGGTGTTCCTGGTTATGGTATCTACGGGATGGACACCACCCACTACGTTTCATCGGGAAACGTTCAGTCGGGTATCTACTCGTATGGAATTCCTGACAAGAAGATTCCAGTCTTCTTTGACTACGGCTGTTCTATTCCCCTGGGAACCTCAGCCCAGGCCGCCATCATCATTGATGAGCACGACCCTGACTTCCAAGGCCCCATCTCTCTTACCCCAATTACGGGTAACGCAGAGACAGAGGTAGTGATTAACTCTGCCTACCGTGGCGAGAACCTTTCGACCACAATGACCCTTTACTCTGACAGCACCAAGACACTTACCCCAACTATGTACCGCTGGACTACTAAGGCTTGGCCTGCCGTATCCAGTGAGACTTCAATCTCGGCGGTTATTCAGTTGTTCAGCACCAACGTGGTTGATGGCTTGGAACAGTACGTTGACCCCTACGCCGAGTACACATTCCTCGACAACCTACGCCGTGACCAGACCATTGTTCAATACCAAGAAGGTTCGCTGGTTGCCAACGTCATTATCGAATCCCTCGACTGGCTGCCCCACAAGCGTAGGAATAACTACGAAAACGGCTTTGAGGGTGACTGCGTAGTTGTTATGAAGACCATCGGCGGTTACGTCTATACCCCGGCATTAACAGTTTAGAAAGGTAAAATAGTATTATGTCTTTAACATACCCCGTACGTTCGAATATAGGAGCCGCCTCAGCGGCCACCCTTGCTGCGCCTGGTATCCCCAACACTGCGGGGGCTGGCTCAACCTTTACTGTCACCGGACTCACAGGCTTCTTTGACGTGGCCACAGGTTCCACCCCTTCCTCATCCAGCAACATTGTTGTTGCCGTTGAATACGGAAACACGAACGTAGAAAAGATTCTCTGCACCTACGCCGGTGGTACTTTCACCATCGTTAGCCGTAACTACGACAGCACCAGCACCAGCGTTCCTACCCACGTTGCCGGTGTTTCAGTTATTCCAGTATTCAGTGCCAACGAGGCTGCTGAGCACAACGCCGCTGTTCAGACCTTGAAGCACGTTCTGACCGCTGGCTCAAGTGGAACTATTGCTAACCCTGGCACCATCGCCATTGGTTCTGGTACCGGTTCTTTGGGTAGTGCCACCTCTGCGGCACACTCGGACCACTCGCACAACCTACCAAGCACCTCCTTGGCCAGTTGGATTAGTTCACCTGGAACAGTACCGGGCTCTTCGCTTACTGGTGCTATTGCCTCGGCTTCGACCATTGGTGTTTCGCAACTGACCGGAACCGCCCTGCCCTCGACCGTGACGATTGGTGCATCGCAACTGACCGGTACAGCCCTGCCCTCCACTGTAACCATTGGCGCATCGCAACTGACCGGTACGGCTCTGCCTACTGTGGTTGCTATTCCAGTCAACCAAGTTACTAACGCTGTACTCGTTAGTTTAGGAAGCCCCACACTAAGCACCTCTTACAACGTTTACCAATGCGCCGGTAGTGCCACCGTCACCTTGCCCGCAACTGGATTCCCTGTTGGCGCAATTCTGTACGTTGCTAACACCGGTAGTTCCACCGTTCAGTTCGCTCAGGGTTCTGGTGCGAACGTAATCAGTACTGGCTCCACCGCATCGACTCCAAAGGTTGCCAGCAAGGGACTCGCTACCGCTATTCAACTCTCCGCTGGCTATTGGATTGTCGGCGGGCAAATCTCTTAATAAAGGAACAGCATGACTACAACTGCACAAGACCTCGTAAATTGGGCTCACTACTTCGTCAAGCACGGCAAGTCAGCCCAAGAAACTTACACCCAGGGTGCTAAGCGTATGGAAGCAATCGGACAGTGGCCTCTTCACTTCCCATTGAATACCGACTGCTCAGGCTTTGTAACCCTGCTGGCGTGGCTCTCAGGACTGGGCGACCCCAACCACTGTGGCTACAACCACACCGGCTACACCGGCACCTTGCTGGCTAACAACCGCCACGTCACCATTGACCAGGTTCAGCCTGGTGACTTGGTGGTTTACGGTGGTAGCACTGGCGAGCATGTTGCTTTGGTTATCGAGGTCCACGGTCACGACATTATGACTGTCTCCTACGGTGACAACAATGGCGCTATTTACTGCTGGGTCAATGCCCCACAACTGGTTCCCGACAAGGGCGTACCGGTAGATGGTCGCACTCCACAGACTTTCCTTCGTCTTAACCAAGCACGGGTTCGCCCCGCTAAACCAGTACCGGCGGCATAATGCTTGCCAATATCGGGGACATTGCGAATTGGGCAAACGTAATCTCAGTTTTCATCTACCCCGTAGTTTTCTTTGTTGGTCGTATTGTCTGGAAACACTTTAAGGCGGAAATGTCACCGAACCACGGGTCAAGCATGCGAGATGCCGTTGACCGAATAGAGGCAGCAGTAGTGGCTATCGCCGCTGCTGAAAAGAAGAACGCAAAAGCAATCAAGCGAGTTCGCAAGGACCTTGAGCGCCACCTAACTGAATTGGAATACGTTGAGCAAGTACAAGAACCACATAACCGGTGACCACTTACGCTTCTCGGAATGGCTTAGTTGGAAGTCGCAAGGCATATTCCGCAGTTGGTGGTTCGTTGTTATATTCTCTACCATCACCTTTACTTGGCTTGCTGTGCCTGTTTGGTTTCACGACCCAGCACGCTTGTGGCTCAACTACTACCTCTCTTACCTAGCCGTCTTAGTTGAGTCGATTATTGGTATTGGTGTCGCTAGTCAGTCGATGCGTGATGCCGTGATTCTTAGAGAGATAAAGAAGTTGGGGAAGCATGACACTGAGCACTCTGTAGCGGACTACAAGATTGACTTAGAAGCCCTCGGACTTGTCAAAGAGATACACTTGATGTTAAAGGAGAAGGATGCAAGCCGGTGATTTGGTATTTTGTAGAACGACAGGAATTATTGGGAAAGCCATTCGAGTTGCCCAACACTTCGATGGTGACGGGAAGTACTCTAAGTGGAACCACGTGGCAGTTCTGGACCGACAGGACTCCTCAGGTAACTGGCTTGTAATTCAGGCCGAGCCTAAGGGAGTGACGAACGACAAGTACCTTGACGATATCGCTCCGGGTGGAAATTACGAAATTCTAGCACTACCTCAGGGTGCAAATCAAGCCGAGTTCCTAAAATTTATTAGGTTCCAAATTGGCTTTTCTTACGGCTTTATTAGCATCCTGTCTTGCGCCCTTGATATTCTTTTGCCTAACAGCATTTGTCTGCGTAAGGCAAACACCTGGATTTGCAGCGGTTTAGTGGCTGCTGGCCTTATGTTCTCAGGCTTTACGGATGCCCTAACCTGGCCCGACCTCTACACCCGAACTCCTGCACAAATCGCACGAGTATGCCAGGCAAACTGAGGATAACCTGCTAGTATCTTTGTGGCGGAAGCCTAGGAGATACTATGAGAAAACCACAAGTCCATGTAGTTATTCCCGACACACAGGCTAAGGCCGGTGTCCCTACCGACCACCTTGGGTGGATTGGTAAATATATTGTGGAGCAATTCCACGATGAAGATATAAAGATTATCCACTTAGGTGACCATGCCGACATGCCTAGTTTGAGTATGTACGACAAGGGCAAGAAGGCAATGGAGGGAAGGCGTTATGTCCAAGACATCGAAGCAGCAAACGAAGCATGGCGAATCCTTAACGAGCCATTACTCAAGTTTAATCTCAACCGGAAACGAACAAAACATAAGCCCTGGCTTCCTAAGCGGTTTATCCTACTTGGGAACCACGAGGACCGAATCAACCGGGCTGTCTCAATGGATGCTCAACTTGAGTTCGTACTCTCAACGGACCAACTCGATTACGCCCGAACCGGCTGGGAAGTTATCCCGTTTCTGGAAGTACTGTGGCTCGATGGCGTGGCGTATTCGCATTACTTTTACAATCCTATGTCAGGGAAGCCGCTAGGTGGCAACGTTGAAGCGAGGCTTAGGGCGATTGGTCATTCGTTTACGATGGGTCACCAGCAGACCCTCGCCTACGGGCTCCGCTTTGTTGCGGGACAGTCGCAACACGGCCTCGTTGCTGGCGCATGTTACCTACACGATGAGGACTACAAAGGCCCGCAAGGAAACGCACACTGGCGAGGAATCGTAGTCTGCCACGAGGTAGCCGATGGTTCCTACGACCCAATGTTCATTAGCCTGAACTACCTCTGTATGCGATACGAGGGTATGCCCCTGGATAAGTTCATGGCTAAGAAATATCCCCACCTGAATACTTGACAGTGTGACACCCCGTGTGTATAGTGGAATTAACTCACGAAAGGAGTTGAGATGAGAGAGTCACTATATCCAGTGATTACCAATGTATTGGTGAATGAACTTCACGAGAAGTCACAGACACCAAAGCCAACGGCGCTAGGCACACCGCTTCGCTACTCTTCCGCATTTGCGTGTGGCAGACAGCAGGGGTACGCTGCGCTTGGGGCTGAACCAACAGAGCCAATGGATGAGGCAGGGGCCTGGGTCACCGGGCTCGGCACCATTATCCACGAAGCCCTACAGGATGCGATTAGCCGTATCTACCCGAACGCTGAGTTCGAAGTAGCCAGCGGTAACGACTTTGTTAGTGGTTCATGCGATGCCCTGATTCCAATCAGCGACATTGAGGCCGTGCAGGGGCCAACCGACTTCGGTGGCACTCACGTCTTGTACGAATTAAAGACAATGGGTACCTACTCGTTTGACAAGCAGGTTGGCTGGAACCGTATGCGTGGTTCGTTCACCGACAAGGGACCGACTGGCCCAGCGGCTAAGGCTGTGGCTCAGGCTGGTATGAACGCTATAGGCATCGAACAGTCAAACCCCCTCGTCAAGATTCAGACCATTATTATGGGCTCAATCACCTTTGAGGCGCTCTCTAAGCAGAAGTCCGCTAACATGGGTGTTGATGGCGTACGGCGTTTCCTTGCCGAGTTTGAGGTTCCCCGTTCCGAGTGGGGCTTGCTTGCTATCAACGAAATCAAGCGTATGACCGGCATCAACGAGTCCATTAAGAATGGTTACCTGCCAGAGCGAACCGCTTTGGATGACGATGGTGATGTAGTATCTCTGAATCCCCGTGGTTCAGCGTGGCAATGTGAGTACTGTGCTTTCCGTACAACCTGCGAGCAGGATGGACAAGGCGAGGTCTACATTATGAATAGTGTTGTATCAAATAAAGGAGATGAATAATGCAGAGTGAAGCAATCAACGAATTAGCCAAGGCACTGGTAGGCGCACAAGCCGAGTTCAGTGCGGTACCTAAGGGAAGCAACAACCCGTTCTTTAAGAGCAAGTACGCTGCCCTCCCCGATGTTGTACAACACGCTGGGCCTGTGCTGTCTAAGCACGGTCTAGCCATCAGTCAGTTCATTGGCAACGATGAACTCATCACCTACCTAATCCACGAGTCGGGTCAGTACATTGCCCACACGATGACCCTGCACCTGCCTAAGCAAGACCCACAGGGCCAGGGTAGCGCCGTCACCTACGCCCGCCGTTATGCCTATATGTCGGCACTTGGCTTGGTAGCGGATGACGATGACGATGGCAACCGTGGCAGTCAGTCAAAGCCCCAGCCAGCCAAGACCACCCCTAAGGTGACCACTAGCCCGTACGACAACATGCGTGCGATGCTGGAGAAGAAGTACTCAGCCGCAGAAGAGCGTAAGAAGTTCGTGGAAGAAACCATCGGGCGTTCAATCTCTAACCTGCGGGAACTAACCGAGGCTGAAATCCTCGGAGTTATGGTAACGTTGGGCTAATGTCTAAGTGCGAGCATAAGTGGTTGCTAAACATCGGGGTAAGCCCCAATGTGTTTTGTTCCCGATGCTACGTTCAGTTCAAGCCTGAAAACCAACAAGTTCCCTATTGGGGAGTCGTACCGGATAGGTTCAAATGACAGTAGTAGTCGGATACACAGATGGAACTCAGTGGGTTATCGGTTCTGATTCAGGTGCCTTTGAGGACACCGGACTCAAGCAGGTACTCGCTGAGCCTAAGTGCTGGCGTGCTGGCGATTATCTCGTTGGCGTGGCTGGCAGTATCCGTGTGCTAAACCTTGCTCGGAAGTTCGGTCTAGGTGACCCGTACGCTATGCGGGACCACCTAGCCGAGCAGAGCATCCCAGGGGAGGCTGAATGGAGCGTTCTAGTAGTAGGGCGCAAGGGCATCTACGAGATTGATGAACATATGGGCGTGGCTCACGTCAAGGAGAAATACTCCGCTATAGGGGCCGCTAACCAGATTGCCCTCGGTTCGCTGGCTACCCTAGCAAAACTCAATACAGAGCCTGAGAGGGCCGTTAGAGAGGCTCTCAGGGTATCTGTAGAGCACCACTCCCTAGCATTGGGTCCATTAACCGTAGTGAGAGGAAACAAATGACCTGGATTTGCCCAGAATGTAAAGCAGCCGTAGCCACGACTATCCGTGTTCAGGAAGTCAGTCACCGATGCCCGAAGAAACAAGACAACTATGTTCCTTTGGAGGACAATGAAAAAAGATAAAGCAAAGGCATTAAAGAAAGAACTCCAGTACTTGCGTAAGTGCAACGAGCGCATTACACTAGAGAACGAGCGACTCCGCTCAATGGTGCAACACCCAACGATGAGAAGGATTAAAGATGAAGACTAAAGATGCATTTAACGAATTTAGCGAGGGGGATTCGGATGAATTTCTTAAAGAACAAAGAGTTGAATTGCTTGGTGAGCAGATTAAGCAGGCACAAGTCCTACTTGAACTACTTGTTGAAAAGAACAAGCAAATTGAGGAGAGCCTTGCTTATATCGCTTCTTCTCGCAAGTCAAATAATCATGCCGGACATAGCGTTTGGCTCCACGACATCGAGGAACTTGCAGCCGCACAGAAGTTCCTTGATGGCCCCTGGTTCAATCGTAAAAAGTAGCCCGCTCGTTCCACCGGCTGTAATGGCTAAGTGGAACAAGGTGGCGTGGTGTGAGACTCACGCTAACTGGAAGCACGAAGGTGCTAAGTATGAGGGTGGTCTAGGTATCCTGGCTTGGAACTGGCAACACTTCGGAGGTCTGAAGTATGCCCCCCACGCTTGGATGGCAACACCAGAGCAACAAGTAGCAGTAGCAGTGACAATTCAACACGGACTGCCGGTACCAGATGCGTACGGCTGTTCCGCTTGGTAAGGAGAGGAATTATGGAAATGAATTTTGATGAGTGGATTCAGTACGGAATCAACAAGGGCTTTTGCTCTGAACAGTACTGCGATACCCACGATGGCCCACCGTTCTCAATGAGCGAGGCAATCATCTGGGATGACGGCGGTGACCCTTGCGTTCACGTTGTACGCCTCGGTTCTGTGGAGGATTGGGAACAGGATGCTAAAGGCTGGCTGAACGTAGAGCAGGAGTAGCGTGGCGTTCCAAGACATTATAGATGAGATGGTATCCCTACACGATAAGAAGCGTAAGGACTACGGCAAAGACACCGACCCCTACGCCAACATCCGTGCTGGCAGTCAGTTCATTGGAGTACCCGATGTAGTTGGTTGCCTGATGCGGATGAATGATAAGATGTTCCGACTATCAGCGTGGTGCCACGGTTCCACGATGGTTAATGAATCTGTCGAGGACTCTCTTATGGACTTAGCCGTGTATGCCATCATTGCTCTTGACCTAATTCGGGAACAGAACAATGGCAGAAATTGACTATCGCACAGTCCTATATTCCCTGGTCAATGACGGTTTTGTAGATATAGAAACCATCAGAGCCGCCGTCAAAAAAGTTGAGCAAGCCGAGGTTAAAGAGGCTCGCAACACACAGGCTTGGCAGGATGCTCGGTTGCTACTCACCGAACTAAATGACCGCATCAAGGCTAACGGGCGCAGACCATCACGAGTTAATGAAACTGCCGTGTCGGTCATTGAGCGTTTGATTCGCCTTGACGGTAAGACCACCGAGGAGATACGAGGGATTATAGATTGGTGTCAGGGTCACGACTTCTGGCACACGGTCATACTCTCGCCAGAGAAACTACGCAAACACTTTGACACGATGGTGGCACAGCGTGAGCGTGATGCTGGTAAGAAACCTAAGGAAACAATTTTCCCGATATCCACCTTTGATGAGTCAGAGTATGATAAGGTAAGGGCTGAGTCGGTTGCAAAACCAACTCACATTGATTTAAGGTCAGCATTGAGAGGAATGAAATGACGAAGAAAACACACAAGGAAGCATTTGAGCAGTTCCACACAGAGAATCCTGCCGTGTATTTTGCTCTAGAGAAGTTAGCCACGCAGATGTGGGAACGAGGACGGAGGCGAATTAGTATCGCTATGCTGTTCGAGGTTCTACGCTGGGACTATTACCTGAACACCCACGACCCAGAGAGTGATTTTAAGTTAAACAACAATTACAGGGCTCACTACTCACGGTTCCTCATGCTTAACCACCCAGAGTGGGTAGGGCTGTTCAAGACCAAGAAAGTAAAGGGAGAATAATGACTGATTACGTTGATGTAAGCACGAGCGCACGAGAAGCCACGTTCCCGACTTTGTATGAAGCAGAGTATTGGGTCAAGCGCGTCCGCGCCGACTACCCAGCCAGGGGATACAACACCAGTTGCAAAATCACTGAGCGTAATGGCTCTTGGGAAGTTAGCGTCGACCGCTGGAATAGTTGCAGTTAATGAATCCCATCATCATCATCTTGGTAATTTGGGCGCTGGCTGTAATGGCCCTAAGGAGGAACAATGGTTAAAGAGTTTGTATCTAAAAAAGGCAACTGGCACACCGATGGCTGGGTCAACCTGAGCATCCGAGACTTCGGCCTCGGGCTGGTGTTCCACGGAGTTTGGAAGAAGCAGAACAAGGCGTTTGGCGTGGACCTGACGATTCTGTTCTTCGAGTTCCACTTTAAGATTTGGAAGTGGTCGGTATGACCGACGCGTTCAAGGAGTTCGACAAGTACGTCGAGGACAACAACATCCAGGCCGATGAACTCGGAGCCGCCTTTGCAGCGTTCCTGAACAAAGTATCCGGCTGGGACGGAAAGGTAGAAAGAAAAGATGACAACTGAACTAATTGAGAAGCACGAACCCGTTAGCGAAACAGACCCGAAGTGCCAACATAATATAGGTTTGCATTTAATTCCCCGCAACCCCGAAAAACCTGTTGATTTACCGTATTGCCCACATTATGGTGCAAGTGACACTTCTGACGTACTGCCCACAGATGAGTGCAACCATCAACACATTGGTATTTCGCACGTTGATTTAGATGGTGTTGAGGAGTGGTTTGAGCATTATGCCTACTGCCCGAAGTGTGGAGAGAAACTATGAGCGACAACTATTACGAACTACTTCCTGTAACCGACAAAACACTTCGTATTGGTATGCCGGTATGGGCTGGCGTTATTACAAACCGACCAATGAATAGGTGGCAACGGCTAATCGCCAAACTGCGCTTTAAGTGTGGGAGAAACAAGTGAACCACGTTGAACGCAAAGCACTACGAGACAAGCACCGAGCAAGCGACGGTCGCAACGAATGGTGGAATAAGACAGGGGAAGAATCGCCACACTGCGATAGGTGCGGTTGTGGCGAGTATTACGTGGAGTGGCCCTGCGACGTAATCAA